TAACATTTGCTGAATCAAAGGTAGTGGCAACATATGGATTGGTTAATACCATAGTGACTGCATCATAGACAATTTGACCACTTAAATCCTTAGAAGGTAATGCAGTATCTTTAGTGTTTCTACATCCATTGAATTGTACTCGTTCTAGTGCTAAAACATCGTCTGCCTGATTCTCATAACTTGATGAATTAAACGATACTCCACTTGCATTTCCTTGATAATAGTTTTCTTTAGTACTATAAGTAAATACCTTTTCTTGATTAAATTTAGATGTTCTTTGTTCGTCAATCATAGCAATACTTTCAGTAAATATTGAACTAACTCCACCTTGACTCACATAACTTCCCGAATAATCACTTCCATACCCTCTTGTCATATGTCCAAAATTCATTATTGAACCAAAGTGAGTTGTTTTTCTCTCTATATAATCCTCATAATATTTTAATTCAGCTAAATTATCACCACTCAATATACCCATATATTCTATTTCATTCTCTATTACAGGATTTTCTGCATGTAATTCAAATACATCACTACCACTATTTCTTAATTTAGTTAATGTATCTTCAAATACTGGATATTCTCTAAAAGTTGTTTCTCGTGGAATTTTATTTCGTTCTAATATATTATTTTCAATCAATACACCTACGGTTGCTTTAGCTCTAGCAGGTATCAATTTCTTAACTTGACTGAAAACACTATGGTCGAAATAATTTATTAATCTCAAATAATCCCAAAAGTTATTACTTCCGTTATATTTTCTCCAATACTTATCTGCAGTTTGTTTCAATCCACCATACTTATCATAGGTTTCTCTTGCATTATCTCTTGGATCACCTAATTTATCTTCTAAATCTAAATCAGATAAAGTAAAAATAATATCTTCATTAATAACATCAACTGGAGAGAAATATATTCCTAATCTTTCTGAATCTTTTGTCTCTATCGAACCTATATTTTTCTCAACTCTATATTTTGTTGATAAATTCAAACTACCTTTAAACTCATCTTTTAATTGTCGTGGTGAAATTCTTGATTTATTTGCACTTCGTCTGATTCCACCAATTGTTGGTAATGGCATTTTCAATCTATCTACTACATTTGAATAATTGTTCTCATCTGAAAAATTCTTGGCAGACCCCGTATATGGATAATTAGAAGTTGCTGCCGTATTTCTAATAGATTTCTCACTATCTGCTCCCGTACCATGATTTGTATCTTCATTAAAAGATAATCGTTGTACTAATTCATTCATAGAACCTGTAAAATTGTTTCCTACAAAAGATTGTGGTGTTTCCACGTGTGTATCAAAATGTTGCTCATCCAATGGTGTGCTCCACAATCTAAATTCCATCATTGAACCACTAAATCGCATATTATCACTCGGCACTTCATGTACTGAGCCTGATACAAATCCTCCGTGAGAAACATCTCCACCACCAACATATAAATCTCCATCTTGTTCCCAACTACCAGAATAAGATGCAGATGCTGCGTTTGACAATCCATCAATAATAAGTGATTCACGAGTTTGGTATTGAATAACATCTCTACCCGCATCAAATTGTTTAGCAATTATATCAAACTTTAATGCTCCAGTTCCTATTTGTCTCAACTCTCCTTTATCGAAATATATTGTTTGTCCGTTTGTTTCATTATCTAATCTCACACCAATAAATTTTGTTTGTGGGTGTGATATTTTTGCCCTAACGGTATATTTTTCCCACTTAGTTCCTATACCATACATTGCTGGATGTAATGCTCCATATCCCCAATTTTTCTTTTGAGATGGATAATATGTATAACTTTCTTCTAATATATTTCCTTTTTCACCCAACTCCATAATCCACATTTGCATATTAGCACCACCAGTTTTAGACCGTGCATAAACACTAAAATCAAATTCCTCGGCAAATGATGCAGATGCTACTCTTGCATCTCCATAAGTACTTACATTAGTACCATCATCATTATTTGTATATGGATAAGTGTATGCTTCTCCACTTGACTTTGTATTTTTAAATCCTAAACTATAACTACCATCAAAAATATAAGAACTTTGTGAAACAACTTCTAATGTTCCACCAGCACCAACGGATTCAAATGGTGTTTGTAAACTTCCTGTTTCAAAATTATGTGAGCCTATTACCGTCCCTGCAGAACCAGAATGTAGTCTTGTAGAAAATATCTCATCATTAACCAATTCTTTCCGTAACATCACCGACCAAAAATCTCCATTAAAGAATGGTAATAACGAACTTGTAACTTCTTTAATTTCTTCAGCTGGTGAGCCAGATGCCTGAGAGCCACTAATTGAAAATGCTATAGAGGCCATATTATCAACTGAACCATTATCTTTTAAATGTATTCCCCATCCAACTTCTTGGGGGCCTCTATCCATATGAACCAACTGCATATTAGAACTTGATACTGCCTTAAATCTAAACTCAACCGTTTTGGGTTTCATACCAGTATCTGCAGAATCCTTCCAAAGTGTATGAACATATTGAGCTTGTTTAAAATCTAACGCCTTTGAAAATCTACGAACTGCCTCATAGTTGGGATTAACTTCATTTTTAGTTGGGCCACCATATTCTCTAACTCTCAATATTGTAGATGGAATACCATAACAAGTTATCAATCCTTTTAATGCCTTTAATGTTCCTTTAGCCTTTAAAAACAATGGCATATTTGTTAATATTCGTTTCCATACTTCTTTACTAACATCTCCCAATGGTACTGATGAAGAGGATGTTATAGTATTATCTTGTGCAACTAATTTACCAGTTGTATATTCATCTAACTGTACCAAATCATGCCCGTCATATAATTGCCAACCAAGAGATTTAGCCACCGTAGAAGCTAACTGTTTAGGTAATCCTTCAGTTAAAGATTCTTCTCTATCATAAACAGAAGGTAATTCATCTATATAATTTTTAATGTTATCAAAATGTTGTCCTAACATTTTTACTAATCGTAAAAATACTTCATTTTCACTATCTCGTGATATATGGTCGGGCAAATGATAAATTAAATAATCCCTATTATAATAATCATAATTTGATGCACTTACTTTTTGATTTTCATACCAAGTATCTGCTACAGATTGTGTAGAATGATATAACACATATGGTTTTGAAGTATTCTGTTTTGGCCAAGTAGACTCATAATGAATTCCAAAACTACTTGTGGTAAAAGAAGAACTTTCATAATAAAGATATTTCTCATACCCATCAAAGTTATTCTTCACTTCATCTATTTTTAATTCTAAAGAATCTAATTTAGCTTGTGATCCAGTCACTACCGTGTTGGGATCATTTCCTAAAGCTCCCGAGCCTGTATATAATCCAGCAATAGAAGAACTTTCTTGTTCATATCCTTCAAGTTTTTCCAACTTATATTTAAAATTTGATAATCTTTTTTCTGCCGAACTAAAATGCACAAAATTATCATACATAGAATAATCAACATTTAATTCTGTTTCATTTATACTACCACTTATTACCTTATTTATAATATCCCTATAAAGAGAACTACTTTGAAAAGATAATTCAGCCCAATTTTTATATTCAGTTGTGACTGGCTGTATTTGTTCTGATACTCCATCCGAAGTAGGGGGCAATAATATAGTTGAGGGTAATGGAGTCTCTATCCAAGGAATTAACTCTACACCAAAACTCTTATTAGGTATTACTTCTTCTACTATTTGACACGTACTTCCTATATCATATTTTTCTGGTAAAGGGTTATATAATTTAAAAATTCCAGAATTTCCACCATTTTTATTATTAACTATTAAACTTCTATAACCGTCCCTAAAATACATATATGTTCTAAGATTACTTACAGTAGATTTATTTGTTCTAAAAAACATAGGTTTATCTACATAAAGTGTATCATTGGTTGGTTCTTCGTATAAAAATAAACCAGTTCTTTCAGCGTATTCTTTTGGTGTTTCTTCTAATACTATTCTATTAAGAAACTCACCATCATAACTAACACTTGAAATTTTTCCTACATAATCAGCGTATCTTTTTACTTCTTCAAAAGTTGTTACTGTGTCTTGTCTTGCTTGTAAATCTCCTAAATCATACTCATCAGTTATATAAAAATAACCTGCTAAATCATTTACAGTACCATCTAAATCACCCCAATCACTAATATAATTCCCAATCTGGGTGCTTGTTATACTATAAGCGGAACTGGCTAAGATACCATAATCATCCCAATTCATAGTCAGACCATTAATATCTTTAAAGTTTCTTAATACGTCTCTATTTTTAACCCACCACTCTTGAGCCATATTATGATATTCTACCTCTACGGAGTTATCATGATCCCTTGCTAGGTGCTGCAATTCTTCCCACATATCAATGATAGGAGTTATATGGTTCTGTTGAATTGCCTGTTTTAAAGACATTCCAACCACCAAATCATTAACTATAAACACCCCACTTGCATCTCGTTGTAATACACCAAGATTAGGAAGCCAAGAATCTGCAGTTCCATCATATATCCATTGTGCCAAATCACTAATTGTTCCTGTTTGAGATCCCACGGGTGGTATGAGTGGTCTTGCCTCTACTTCAGTTTTCGTTACAATTTCTGTCTTTGGTACTTGTTCAACTGTAGTAACAAACATATCCCTTAATATAACACTTGTAGTTCCTTCAACATAAGATTTATCAAATTGTTCTCGTGTAACTACGTTAGTGGGGGAAGCCGTACCAAACTCTATAGAATTATCTCCATGTGCTATTTGTCCAGATTTTACTCCTATTCCAGATGAACCAAAGTTTTGTTCTGTTATTAGGTCTATATCGTCTATCTTCTGAGATAACGGACTTTCAGTTCTTAAATAATATGTATAAGTTGGATTAAATAATATTTCTGTTTCTTCTAAATACTTTTCATTAGTAATATCTATATTTGGTGATATAATAATCTCATCTCTAAGTGTATTAATATTATTAATCTCTAATCCCGCATCAACCGAACCCAATATGGTGGTCTCATCTAACACATCCTTATATATATTACCATCTTCTGTAGTTGTAGTGGGGCCAGAATAAAATTCACCGCTTAGATCAATTGAACGAGCACCTGGTAATCCACTTTTTCTTCTTAAAAATTCATATTGAACATTATAAGTTCCTTGATCGAATCCCAATCCTCTCAATTGATTTCCAATATTAAAGATGACTTTACCATCTGAATCTAAATCAAAAGTATTCGAATTTAAAAATTGTGATATTAAAACATTTCCGCCCGCATCGGTTACTGTAATTTTTGCAAAATCATTTGAAATGGGTGGTGTGTTAACTGGTATATTTAAATCAGTAAAAGAGGCACCAAACCCCGTTGAGACACTCGACTTAAGTTTACCTTGGGATAAATTTTGAAGATCTTCTTGTAATAAAATACTTGACATTAGAAGTTTTCGAAGGTTATATTAATATGTAATGGTATTAAATCTTCATCTATATCTGGTATAGTGTTTGGAACTACAACCTTTTGCCAATTTGTATCAAAATTTTCCCCACTTCCAGAACCAAAACATAATAATTGTCCTGAATCATTTTCTATCGTGGGATAATGAGTATCTTGTTGGCCAGTTTCTTCTATATAGTTATCAACATACGTCATCATTTTATCAAAATTATCTGAAAATTGTTTTTGTTTTAATGAACTATATAATGGAACATTAGGTAATTCACTTTGTTTATATGGCATTATTTCTCAACCTTAAATGTAAAGTCGTTATCATGAATATCATTAATCTCATTAGCAGTTCCACTACCACTTACAAATTTATATAAAAGTTTATAATATCTTTCTGCCTGTAATCCATTTAACCAAAGATTAAAGTAATGTCCAGATGTATCACAACTCACAGCAGAGTATTGGTCAAATGGTATTATAGTTTCTTCAGTTAGTGCATCTTTAACAGAATAGAATAAAGTCCCACTTGGGAATGCATTTACTTGTAATGCTCGAGGTGTAGTTTCATAAGTTTTAGCAGGATATCTTTGTCTACCAACTAATTTAAATTTTATTTTTGAATTTTCTTTATATGAATCTCTCATACCTTTCATATAAAAAACTATATCGTCTAATTGAGAACCACTTAATGTATTTAAAGAACCTACATTATATGAAAAATCTTTCCAAACTATTTCTAACTTTGGTTGATAGATTGTATTTGTATCTCTTGAAAAGAATTTAAATTGTCCATATTCAGATGAATCTCCTTCGGGACAATTTGAATCATCATTACCAACACTTCCACTTCTTTTTATAATAAACCCTTCATTTGAATAAGCTGAACTTGAAGCAAGTAATATACTAATAGGTTCAGTAACATTCATTCTCATATCTGTACTACCATAATCAAAAGATTGAGATGCAAATCTTAAACGTCCAGCACTTCCACTATACCAAGTTCCACCTGTATTATTGCTACCACTTATCCATTGAGTGGCATCATTCTGTCCAACTCTATATCTCCAACTAACACCCTCGGTTGTTTCTGGGTCATCGTGAAATGTTCCTTCACCTGCTGTCCAAGATTGTGAAACAATGTGTGCATATAAAAGTTGTGAAGTTGAAGTTAATCCCGTAGAACCAGCATCATATAGATTTAAAAAATATGAAGCACTTGGTTCAGGTTTATTATTACTTGGAATTAATCCATCCACTACTGACCGAGAAATCTCTGTTAAATCAAATTTAATTAAAGCTCGAGATACATTGATAACCGAAGCGTTATCATTCATATCTTTACGAACTTCTAATATTTCATCTAATCCAGTATTTCTACTTTGTGTTGCACTACCCTCATAAAGTGTAGCGTCTGCATCTGCGTATATAAAATAATGCATTTAATTATCTCCTAATATACATCACCAACTATTTTACCCTCAATATCTACATTTGGAAATCTAATTTCAAATATTGATGGGTCTTTAGCTGGATATATTACTCCATTTTTAACTACCGTAGGATCAGTAAAATCATATAATACTTCATTATATCCTTTAGCAGTGTTCCATTTGTTTTCTATAACAACTGGTAGATTAAATGGATTGTCGGTCTTTGGTGGTACAACTCCGGCAACACCGTCTACATCACTTATAAGATTTGCTATATCGGTTGTTACTATTGGTTGATTGATTTGCCATTTCTCAATTCTAAAATGGTCTTGTATAGCCTTTGTTGCCCGTAATAATACTTCAGATTTATTAAAATTTCTATTAACTAATATAGAATATTTTACTCCTATGTTAATAATATAAGCATCTTTAATATTAATAGCATCAGTCAAAACTCTTGTTTCTCCAAGATATCTCGATAAATTTTGTTTAACCAAATTATTACAAAGAGTTAATTTATTTGTGGCCGTGTATCCAAGAACATACATATTTAATGCTAATGGATTAGCTTCTGTGTTGTTACCAATATCTAATAAATCATTCTGTACCACATATGCTTTAGCAATAGAACCATATTTAGGTGGAAGTGTATATGCTCTAATCACATAATCTTCTTTTGTTACTGACCTACTTTGTGCTTGAAAGAATGCTAATGTATTATTTCTAATTTCCTCAATAGATTCTTCACTCTGGCCTCCAGTAGCCTGACTCGGATTGGTTACAGTTAATGATTCTTTAGCAGTAGTAACTTCTGATGTGGTTAATGTAGAATCTACTGCCGCGTATACCAAATTAGACCACGCATTTAAATCTCTTACTTTAGCATTATGTCCTACACCACCACCATGTGCATATGTGACTGTCAATACAGTATTGGAAGGTGCTTCTCCATATGCTCTCGTGTTGGTAAAATTCAATGGGTCAAAAGTAATTCCTAATTTAGTTGGTGAACCTGATATATTACTACCTACTGAAGTTGGGTTTGGTACTATTTCTTCGTCGGGTGCAACCAATATTCCTGCACCAAATCTTAATTCTGTTTTTTTATCGGGTCTACGAAATGTTACATATCGTTTAGAAGTTTTTAATAATTTTAAAACATATGGTGCTGTACCTGCAAATTGTACTAAATTTTTATCATTGTCTATATTATTCTCAAAATCACTCAATACAGTATCTTGAGCTAAGAATGGAACTTCATACCAAGTATTTCCGTCACTATCTGTTATTGAAATTACTTCTGTGATATTAGTTTTACCTAATAAAATACTATCATACTTTGTAGCTGCACCAAATGGGAATGTTTCCGAAGTAACCTCTCCACTAATTGCCTTAACTCGTTTTGTTATTTTATATCGGGTTGGAGTTCCAGTGCTATCTGTTGCGGATACTTCAAACGCTCTTGGACTCGAAGAACTATTTACTTTAAAATTACAATCTTCCAATAATCTATAATCCACTCCAGTAGTATCACTTGAAACACGAGAATTATATCTAATATTAAGTGCATAATCCCAATCTGGTTCTAAATTATCGTCTGTACTGGCAGGTGCCGTATGTGTTAAAGTTAATTCTACTATTGCTGGTGAAATAAATCTTGGTTTATATCCTAAAGACTGTGCTATATTATAAATTGTATTTTTTTCTTGTGCAAATGGTAATAAACTTTCTTTAAAAGTATCATCAATATAATAATTTAATACATCTCCTACATATGCTGCCATTTCCACCATCATCATTGCAGGTGAAGTTTCATTAAAATCATTATAAACGGTAGGATAGTATGTTTTTGCAAACTCTATTAAATTGTTACGTAACGTACCAAAATCTTTTCCTAAATATTTTACTTGTTTATCAAACTCTGCCATAATTTTACTCCGTTATGTCGTAGAATACATCTAAAACTTCTTCAAATCCTGTTAGATCATTTTTTAAACTAAAATGTACATCAACATTTAATCTATTATCAACTTGTACAGTAACCGTTTTGCCTATTTTAAGATAGGGTAGCCAAGTATCAACTGATTCTTTAATCATTTCTTCAATAGTATCATTTATATCATCACCTATTTGTTCAAATAATAAGTTATGAATCTCACATCCAAATTCTGGATGTCCCAATCTCTCACCTTTCATAGTTAATAAAAGATTTCTTAAATTATATCTTGCCTGTTCCAAAGTAGTTTTAGTTTTTCTAAAAATACCATCATTTGCAAATCCTAATGGAAATGCTAAACCTATAAAGATATCTGGATCTTGGTCTTTTTCTCTTGAACTCGGCATTTTATTTATTTTTCTTATCCATTGCTTTTATTAAAGAACTATAATCTCGTGTTAGTGCATCTTGTGTTGCTTGAGGTACATCTTCTACTTTAACACCTGGTACACTTTTAATGGTTTGAACTGCTCCAATTTCTCTCTTTTGTTCATTACTACCTGCACCACGAACATCACCATATCCTAATAATTCTGCTGTTCTTGATGAATCAAAAGTTTCTCCACTTAGAGTAGGATAATCTTCAAAACCTTCTTTTGGTTTTTGTTTAAATCCCGCGGTTTCATTTAAAATTTTATTAAGAGTTTTATCTTTAGAATAAACTGTATGTTCTTCCGTAACTTTAGATTTTGAAACTGTCTTTGGCTTTGGTTTCGTCTTGAGTTTAATAGATTTACCTTCAGTAATAAATATTTTATTTATTTCTTTTTGTACTTCTTCTCGTACAGTTTTAGCTATATATTTTTTAAGTCCTTCTAACTTCATTTTATCATCTCCTAGTTTGTAACTTACTTTTTACCTATATTATTTAATGCTTCTCTTGCATTTTTTAATCCATCTAATGCCTGTTTGATTGCACTTTTACCTTGTTCTTTAATTACTTCTGAAAGATCATCAGATACTTCTTTAGATTTTTCTCTTAGTAAAAGTGCCGCTGCAGATGGCCCTCCTGTTGGATTAGCTACTGCTATACCCTCTTGTACTTTTATTGTGGTATCCGCCACATCAATAGTAACTTCATAAGACTCTAAAGTTGTATTCATATCGTCCAAATCTTTAGTTTTATTATTTAATTTTTTTCTTAATTTTTCAACATCTTCCCTCGTAAGAGTACCTTCATATTCTCCTATACTAATTTCTGCCTCTAAC